CCATATAATTGTTTTGCCATCGAGAAAAACGTCAAGAGGAAGAAGACTTCAGCAAGTTTCAGAAGAGTCCAAGAATCGGTGCGTGTTCGAGGTTCGTGTCAGGGTTACCATAGCTGTGTCTTTGTCAATCGTCTTTCAGCGCATCATGGCAGGTTTGGAAGGAGAGGGTTCAGAAGGGATTCACCTTGTTGAGAAGACTCCAAAGCAAGAGCAAGAGGAGCTGTTCACAGCGTCTGAGAAGTTGAGGGAAGCTGGGATCCCATTGGGCGCGTTCGACAGGAATGCTATCATCAAGGCTGGGCACTCTTTCAATGGCTATATGAAGATGATCAAGTATGTTACCAACTACACGGAGGGAGGGTTCTTCGATACCCTGTTGGTTATGGGTGGGAGCAAGAAGCTTTACCCGATCCACAGCAAGATGGATCATTTTGGGTTCGTCAGGTTTGCAAGATGGTTGCAGAGCAAGGAAGGTCAGGATGAGATCTATACTTTGCAGAGGGAGCAGAAGTTGTTGCGGAAGGCTGGGGAGTCTCTGACCCCAACTCAGATGATTAAGAATGATGTGTTCAATCTCATTCGCACGGAGTTCAGTCGTGCTATGAAGGCTGAAAGGGAGAAGTTTGAGCAGGAGAAGGATGAGTTGAGAAGGCTACTTCGTCAGAAGGAGCGTGAAGAGAGGCAGGCTTTTAAGAATCTGCAGGAGAAGTTTGCGCCGATCTCCTTTTACAGGGAGCCAACTGATGAGGAAGTTGGTATTGCTGCGTACGAGATGTACGAGAATGAAGCGCGTAAGAATGGGAAGACGCCGATGTCTAGGTATCATGGCGGTGATGTTTATGCCCGTCAGCATTTCAGCCAGGCTGCTCGTGAGCTGGCGCAGGTCTACTTTGCAAGCAATCCTGAGAATCAGGATATAATGGAAAGGTTTATGAAGGAGAGGTTCTTGTTCTTTCGGAAGACCGCCGATGAATCTGGGGAGCGCACAGCAAGAATGCAGCTGGTTGGCATTGGTGGAGAGAAAGCTGTGGAAGATGCCCTTGCAGAGGAGGCTAAGGCTTACGGGGATGATCCCGATCGGGATTCTGCAGGCGCCGGGGCGGCGGGGGAGGTGCAGGGAGCTTCGAAGAAAGCTAAGCCCAGATTTGTTAGCAAGCCCCCGACAGGTAGGGGTAAAGCTGCAGCAGGGGATCAGCCGGAAGGTGGAGCTGACCAGCCTGGGTCCGAAGATGCTGAGGACCAGTCGGATACGAGTTCTACGCTCTCTAGGCCCCGAAAGACCGCGCGCAATACCCGTAGCAAGAAGTAGGTTCGAGGCGGGCGTCAGGAAGGTGATTGGTGGGGGAGCGATGAGGTCATGGGAGGTGGATTCGCAGATGTACCGTGGTGGCGGTAATTCTGCTGATGCTCTTAGGCTTCTTGGGCAGGCCCGTGATGATCGACCTGGCGCCTTTCTTAGCGGGAAGTTTACCCAAGCTTCCGCGCGTTTAGCTCTTTTATTACCGAATAATTTGGACGTGCCTGATGGGGCGAAGTCCACTAGAATGAAGAATTTCAATAATGATGCAACTGCTGGTCCGTTTCTGAGGAGTTTTGGTATCAAGGGGAAGTATGGTTTGAAGAGGAAGCTGGAGGAGGAGATGTGGCGCTATTATGATGATTATGGCGCTGGGCGGATCGACTCGAGCGGGTTACCTTTCTTTACCGCTAGGGTCGGTTTCCGAACCAAGCTGGTGTCCGTGGAAAAGGCTGAGGAGAAGTTCAAGACAGGGCAACCTTTTGGGAGGGCTGTGATGATGCTGGATGCACTGGAGCAGGCGGCTGCCAGTCCGTTGTACAACGTTCTCTCTCATTACACCTTTGAGCGGCGTTTAAGACGTGACTGCGGCTTCAAGAATGCTGTGATAAGAGCAAGCTCTGACTGGAATGAGATTTGGAAGGGGGTCAGGGAAGCGGAGGCCATAATAGAGCTGGATTGGAGCAAGTTTGATCGTGAGAGGCCGGCGGAGGATTTGGAGTTCATCGTCGATGTTGTCATCTCTTGTTTCAAACCCAGGAATGAACGGGAGAGGAGGCTGCTCAGGGCTTATGGGATAATGATGCGACGTGCTTTGATTGAAAGGCTTCTGGTGATGGATGGGGGCGGTGTGTTTGGCATTGAGGGTATGGTTCCGAGTGGCTCCTTGTGGACGGGTTGGATCGACACTGCGCTGAATGTTCTGTATCTGCGTTCCGCCTGCCTGGAAGTGGGTTTGCCTTCTCAGCGGTATCTGCCTATGTGTGCGGGAGATGATAATCTGACTTTATTTTGGTCAGACCCAGGGGAAGTGAAGCTCTTGAAGATCAGGGAGTTGCTGAATGAATGGTATAGGGCGGGCATCGACGATGCGGATTTCTTTATTCATCGCCCGCCCTATCATGTTGTCAAGAGGCAGGCCTGCTTTCCACCGGGGACGGACTTGAAGGGGGGAACTTCCATGTTGATGAAGGACGCAGAGTGGGTTGAGTTTGAGGGGGAATTGCGCGTTGATGAGGCGGCTGGAAGGTCGCATAGGTGGCAGTACCTGTTCAAGGGCAGGCCGAAATTTCTATCATGTTATTGGACGCGGGATGGACTCCCCATCCGGCCTACGAGTGATAACCTTGAGAAGCTTCTTTGGCCTGAGGGGATCCATAAAAGCATCGATGATTATGAAGCGTCCGTAGCGTCCATGGCCGTCGACAACCCATTCAACCATCATAATGTGAATCACATGCTCATGCGCTATGTCATCATTCAGCAGATCAGACGGGTGAGTGCCGGGATTTTAAGTCCTGAGGAGTGTTTGGCGTTCTGCAAGTTCAGGTCCCAAGAGGGTGAGGAAATTCCCTATCCAATGGTGGCACCATGGAGACGCGGAATGCATGAGGCGCGGATGGAAGATTATCCTGAGACCAAGCCCTGGGTTAAGGAGTTTCGTGATTTTATCAGCGGGGTAAGCTCTCTCTATGCCCGTAAGCCAACAGGAGGTGTTGACGCCTATAGGTTCATGGAAATCATCAGGGGGGAGCAGTCGCCAGGGGAGGGGCAGTTCGGGAGTGACCTGGTTAAATGGGTAGACTGGCTCAGAAAGCATCCAGTCACAAAGTTCCTCAGAGCCACAGGGGGCCGCCATCATCAGAAATCTACAGCACGCCTCGAGGGAGAGGACCTCAGAAAGGTTGAAGATGCGTTCATGGCACTGCGTGAGCGGTTGGGGTCGGGGCAGGTTGGGTCAACAGAGGATTTCTCATTGTGGGTGTCCGATCTCCTCAGATCGGGGATGTAATCTTTATGTTTTGTAGTAGTTTGTAATGTTTGGTTATGTAATATAGTTTGTAATATCCCCTACCATTGTACCGCCATGACGTGATGTGCAATTAACAATTGTGTAGGGGACC